ACCCAACCGCAACTCAACAACAAGCCCTCACAGCGTCCTCAATTGTCTCAGGTGTACCTTCAGTAGCAACGGCTGCTATTAGTCAACAGAGCGGCCTTACAGCGTCTCCTATAGCTACTCCTAGCCCTGTAGTTCAAGAAGCTAACTTAGTTCAACTTAATGGCTTAAGTGCAACGAGTATTATCGTACCATCTCCATTGGTAGGTAGCCCTAACGTAGATCAAGTTAATCTACTGCAAGCCTCTGATGTCGTAACGAGTGACCCTAGGGTTGGCACCCCAGCATTTGACCAGAATGTAATTATACTAGCTGACTTTATTGTAACAGATAACCCTAGTATAGGTAGCCCTACATTATCAAAGGTTTCTGGTTTTTCTGCAACACCTATTGTTACTCCTAGCCCTGTTGTTGGCACATCAAGAGTTATAATTCCAACACAGAGACGAGCAGTATTCGTAACAGAAAGTACAATAACTACTGTGACTGTAGAAGAACCTAACTCTAGCGTTCTGGGAGCATCAAGCAACACAGTAATTGTAGACGATCCTAATACGGCTTCCGTAGGGGTTTCATCTAACACAGCTAATGTCCTAAATCAAAACAATAAGGCGGCTTAACATGGCTTTTACCATCACTCAGAATGACACGTCACCTTCTATAAAGGCAACTCTTAGAGATGGAGCTAATGCAGTAATTGATCTAACTGGAGCAGCCTGTAAGATACACGTAATGCCGTTAGGTGGCACTGTGCTAAAGGTCGATGCCGCTACGAACATCACTGACGCTACAGGTGGTGTAGTCCAGTACGATTGGGTCGCAGCAGATACGAATGCCTTTGGCACGTTCTCTGTTCAGTTTGAGGTCACATACAGCAACGGTTCAATAGAGACATTTCCTAACAGTGGTTCACTTCCCTTAGTAATAACCAAAGAATTAGGATAACAGGAGGTAATATGGCTGAGTATCAAGGTAAGCAAGTAACGCTTAACAAGCCCAGACGTACAACAGGCGGAAGCAGTAAGTTTGAAGTGTTTGTACAGGATGGTGACAGAGTAAAGAGAGTTGCTTTTGGTGACCCTAATATGAGCATCCGAAGAGACAACCCAAAAGCTAGAGCGAACTTCAGAGCTAGGCACAACTGCGACACAAAGAAAGATAAGACAACTGCTGGCTACTGGTCTTGTCGTATGTGGAGTGCAAGCTCTGTGACTAGTCTTACAAAGGCTTACACTGAGGAGAACTTCGAGCCTCACACGATGTATAACCCTGAGACTGGAGAAAGTATAAAGGTAAATACATTACAAGAACACTTAGACCTGCAAGAGAACGGATTTGAACACACCATGACAAAGAGCATAGAAGGTAAAATCCTTAAGGTCGATGAAGAACAACGTATGGTCTTTGGCTGGGCCTCAGTTATCACTGAAGATGGTGAACCTGTAGTAGACCGCCAAGGTGATATGATCGGGGCTGACACGCTAGTCAAAGCCGTTAACGAATTTATGGAGCATGTGCGAGTTGGCAAGGCTATGCACACAGGGAAGCAAGTAGGCGTAGTCGTTCACTCTCTTCCAGTCACTAAAGAAATCGGTGACTCTCTTGGTATCCAGTCTAACCGTGAAGGATGGATCGTTGCTTACAAAGTATTCGATGATGATGTCTGGGCTATGGTTAAGTCGGGTGAACTAGCGGCGTTTTCCATTGGTGGAAGAGCTATAAAAGAGGAGCTATAAATTGCCCAATCTCCTAACAAAACTGCACCTTGAAGAACTATCCTTAGTGGATCGTCCTGCTAATGCTCAGGCAATGGTTAGCCTCTTCAAGCGTGATAACTCGGAAGAGGAAGTTACTAAAATGACTGAAGAAATGGAAGCCAAAATTAAGGCATACATGGCAGAAAAAGGTGTTGACCGTGAAATGGCTATGAAAGCTATGGATATGTACAAAGAAGAGGCTGTTGAAGTTGAAGCAGCTCAGGATGGTGGGATGCCCCCAAAACCTGACTTTGATGCCATGAAGGCTGATATAGACAGACTTTCTACGGAGAACCAACACCTCCGCAAAGGATTGATCGACAATGGTTACGTTATTCGTGCTGAGTCGATTGAGAAGAAAGCGGAAGAAGAGATGATGGACATCAGCGGAGAGATGGTTGCTAAGAGCGACATTCCAGCCCCAGTCCTGAAAGCACTTGAAGCTGCTGAAGTTTCTAAGCGCGAACATGAATTAGAAAAGGCTGACATTGAGTTAACCAAGAGTGCAGGCGAAGTCCTACCACACTTTGAGACTGGTTCAGCAAAAACCCTTCTGAAGTCTTTCTCAGAAGATGATGCAATTATGGAAACCTTAAAGGCCGCTGATGCAGCTTTTGCCGCTTCCATGCAAGAATTTGGTAAGTCTGATGTAGACGGTGATTTTACTTCACCTACCGACAAACTAGATGCCCTCGTAAAGTCCTACATGGACGACAACCAACTAAAGAAAAGTGACTTCGCAAAGGCTTATGCTGCTGTAGCAAAGACCGAAGAAGGCAAGTCTCTCATCACTAAATCCTATAAAGGGGAATAAATAATGTCTTTCATCCAATCTCGTGACAACCGTACAGTTCTCGCTGGTGCTGACCTAAGCACTGACCAGTTCGCAATGGTAAAGTACGATGCTAATGCAAATGCTGTAATCTGTGGCGCTGGCGAAGCTCCGCTGGGCGTACTAACTGTACCTGCGGCTGCTACCAACGCTTGCACCGTAACAGTCTCTGGTGTCGTAATGGTAGAAGTAGGTACTGGTGGTATCACTTTAGGTGCCAACGCTGCAACTAACGCATCAGGCCATGTAATTGCCGCTACTACAAATGACGTAATTGTCGGAACAGCTTTAGAAGCTGGAGCAGTAGGCAATATCATTGCAATGGACATCTCTCTCGCTAACAACATCTCAGCTTAATAGCTAGAATTAAGGAAATATAATATGCCACTATTGACCCCCGCACAGGTACATTTGGACGCACCACTGTCAAACTTGACACTGGCCTATGTACAAGAGCAAACTGTTTTCGTTGCCGATAAGGTATTCCCTGTCGTTGGTGTTCCAAAGCAGTCAGATAAATACTACCTGTATGATCGTGCAAACGCTAACCGCTCTGGTGACGTTAAGAAACTAGCGCCTCGTACAGAAGTCAACCGCGTAGGCCAGAAGCTGTCAAATGACGCTTACTTTGCTGACGTGTATGGCATCGGCATGGACTTCGATGAGCAGACACTTGCTAACGAAGATGACATGCTGAACATCCGTTCTGCTGGCGCTCAGATGCTAGTTAACCGTATGTTAATCCACCGCGAGAAGCAGTTCGCTTCTACATTCTTCGTAAATGGCGTCTGGGGAACATCCGTAACTGGTGCAACTTTTGCATCTGGTAACGAACCTGTCCTCTGGAGTGACTACACTAACTCAACTCCTATCGCTAACGTAACTCTTGCTGCTCAGACAATGCAGCTTACATCTGGTGGCTTCAAGCCCAACACAATGGTTGTTGGTAAGGCAGTGCGCGACATCTTAGTCAACCACCCAGACATCTTGGCTCGTTTGAACGGTGGTTCAACCATCAACAACCCAGCTTTGATCGTTGACGCTAAGTTGGCTGAAATCTTTGGTGTAGAGAAATTCCTCATCATGGAAGCTGTAGAGAACACAGCAGCAGACGGTGCAACAGAAGCATCTGCCTTTATTGGTGGTAAGAACGCACTACTTTGCTACACACCATCAAGTGCAGGTCTTATGACCCCAGCATCTGGTTTGACCTTTGCATGGAATAACATCGAAGGCGCGAACAACCTTGGTGTTACTGTTGAGTCATTCTCTGATGATGCGCTGAAGCGTCAGCAGGTTGCAGAGCATATCCAAGTTAAGATGTCCTATGACATGAAGCTAGTCGGCCCATCATTGGGTTACTTCTTCAACGCAATCATTGCCTAATAGGTAGCGTTAACTAATGGGGTGCCCAGAGAAATCTGGGCATCACCCAATTATAAATAATATAACAGTAGAAATAAGGAAGTACAAATGCACCCCACATATCTAGGATTCCAAGTTGACTGGCCCGTCTTTATTAAGCAAGGCTTCTCTGGCAACGGCAAGATTTGGAAACATGGCGATCACTTCAACTGGCTAGAACTAGGAGTAGAACCTAGCAAGGTAGCCACCCTGTACGATTACGGACGCCTCTACCACAACGCAGAACTTGAAGTACAGAATAAAGTTGGAGACAGGCTGTCTGAGATGGCTGGATCACAACTGACAACTCTAGTTGGTCTTCTTAACTCTGAGGTAAAATCTAGGACATCTAGCACGGCAGAGTTTGAAAAGAAGAAGTGCAAGAGGTCAACAATAGACGACAAACAAAGAGGTCTGATACGTAGGTTCCTGAATAACAGCAACTGGATCATGGATGACTTCTACCGTATTCGAGATACTATTCTCGTAGATAAATAACTGAAGGGACGACTGAATGGCATGGTCATACGATCCAACTAACTTGGACACAACTACGGCTTCTGGTCGTCTCAACTCAGTAAGGTTGCTAGTAGGCGATACTAACGCCTTAGATCAACAAGCCCAGAACGAAGAGATTGGTTTCGCTCTCTCCCAGAATAATAACGGAATTTACTACGCAGCCTCATGGATAGCTCGTACAATAGCTGCTCAGTACGCCAGAAGGGTTAGCACAGAACTCTCTGGCGCTCTCAAGGCTGAATACTCAGACCTGATGTCGCACTACACCACTTTAGGAGATCAGTTGCAGTACGAGGCTAAGACTTCTGGTGCTGCCATTGGTGTACTAGCTGGAGGAATTACTATCGCTAGGGTCAATGCTGTGAGGGCTAACACTAACCGTTTACCTCCAGCCTTCCGTATGGATCAGTTCAAGAACCCTCCAAGCTACAAAACACCTGACTATTCTTAAGGGAGTAAGCTATGTCATTCCGTTCCTATGATCTCCTTAAGTTAGTACAAGACTTTGGTGAAACTCTCACCTTACGTCAAATTACAACTGCTGGTACATACAACCCAGCTACAGGGTCTGTTACTGGATCAGCTACAACTGACACTACCTTCACGGGTTACTACTACGACTACAACATCCTTAACCCTAGTGAAGTCATACGTGGAACTCGTAAGTGCGTAATTCCCTCGCTAGGCTTTATTCCTGAACCAACCCCTGATGATATAATATTGGGTAATGGAGACAGCGCAAAGATTAGCAGGGTTGTCACAATTTACTCTGGTGGTACAGCAGTGTGCTACCTGTGTGATGTGGAGGAGTAAAATGAAGAGTACCTTTTCTGTAAACGCCTCCTTCTACAATAAACTGGAACACTTAGACTCTCTTGCACTAGGAGAAGTTAAAGATAGACTAGAAGACATAGCTAGAACTGCTGTAGACTACTCACCTGTTTCCACTGGGGCTTATGTCAACTCATTTTCCTATACAGTAGGGTCTGGTCGTCCAAGAGGTAAATCATCTGAGGAACTTCCTAGAGGAGCAAACGTACAGGCTGAACGGCAACAAGGTTACGACAACCTAATGCAAGACTTGACCAGAGTCACAGAACTAGAAGACCTACAGAGCATTCAACTCAGGAACAACTCACCTCACGCATATGATGTAGAGTTCGGGGAAGGTTGGCAGAGAACTGCTGGTTACTTTGTCTTTGCTAAATTGGAGAGCATATATGGCTAATAATATCTACAACAGTATACGTGCTGCCTTAGAGACCAAGCTCGCAAATACCGTTGGAGCAATCCCTGTAGCTTACGAGAACGTAGTATTTACCCCAACCACAGGCACACTATTTGTTGAGCCGACATTCATTCCCACGGTAACACAACCTGCTACTCGTGGCTTAAACCCTCAACTCTTGTATCAGGGTTTGTTTAACGTAATGGTGCATGCACCGGAAGGAAGTGGTCCTGCTCTATCTGACACTACTTGTAACACAATCACTAACGCCTTTGCAGCTACTACTGACATATCTATTGTGGTAGATGCAGATACATACATCGTTCGTATACGCTACGCTGAACGCCAGCAAGGCCGTATTGACACCCCTTGGTACACAGTCCCAGTCAACATAGGCTGGTATATCTATAACACATAATCGGAGAATACAATATGGCATTCGCACAAGGATCACGATCCAGTCTATCATTCGTAAAGGAAGTTACCTTTGGTGTAACACCAGCAGGAAACTTTACTAACCTACCTTTCAGCACTCAATCAATGAACTTAACTAAGGACATCTTAGCTGGCACAGATATAGAATCTGATCGTATGCCAAGAGTTAATCGTCAGGGTAATCGTCAAGTCGCTGGTGATATTGTAGTTGACCTGCGTGACGGTGACTACGACACACTACTTGAGTCAGCTCTGCTCAGTGTCTTTGATGGCGCTACTTATAGGCTCAAAGTTGGTGTAATTCCAACCTTCCTGTCTATCGAAGACTTCGCTGCTGACATCGACCAAGCTCGTTTGTTCACAGGCTGCTCAGTTTCCACTCTGGCTATTACTCTTGCCCCTAACCAGATGGTAACAACTACCTTTGGTATGGTAGGTAAAGACATGACCATCAGCGGCACTGAAAAGACACAGACAGCAGCCTCTGGCGCTCAACCCTTTGATGCTTACTCAGGGGCAATTTCCATTGGTAACGTAGGAAACGCAGTAGCTTCGGCTATCGTAACTAGTCTAGACTTCACACTGACTAACTCCTTCGCTCCAACCTTTGTGATTGGCTCCGACAGCGCACCTTCACTTGAGTATGGTCGTGCAGAAGTAGAAGGCACTATGACTGTGTACTTTGAAGATGCTTCCCTGATTAACCGTTTCTTGAACGAGACAGAATCAGCAATTCAAGTATCTGTAGACGATCCTACAGGTGCAAACGCTTACACATTTGACTTCCCACGAGTGAAGATCAATAGCGCTGATGTTGGTGTCGATGGCCCAACTAGTCGTATGGTAACTATGTCCTTTGTAGCTCTTCGTGATTCTACACTCTTGACTAACTTACAGATTACACGACCAGCATAAGAATACCTGCGTAGGTACGTGGAGGCCCTGAGTCGGGTCGGGGTCTCCACACTTTAATCACCCGACATAAATCCCCGAAAAGGAACCTGACATGGACTTAAAAGACTTAACCCCGAACTTAAATGATGTTGTTGTAGAAATAAAGCACCCCTCGACAGGAGAAGTCCTGAAGAATGATGATGGCACTGCTATGACAATTACTATTCTTGCTCCGCACTCTAAAGAATACAAGAAGTTCCAGCATGAACAAATTAGCAAGAGGCTCAAGAAGGCTCAGAAGAATAAGTCTGACGACATAGACTACTCAGACATCGAAGAAGCTACGCTGGAGGTTCTAGCTAAAGCTACGACAGCTTGGGATATTACTTATGACGGAGAGAAACCAGAGCTAACTGTAGGCAAAGCTAGAAGTCTTTACGAAGAAGTCTTTTGGATACGCAATCAGATTGAGGAGGTCGTGACTGACTCTCTGGATTTTATGAAGGTCTGATCTGTAAGTTGGTTGAGTGGGCTGCACATCAGTTTAAGCTCAACCTCCCAGATCAGAACGGAACTACAGAACGAGAACATCTTGAACAAGTAGAAAGGCAGACTGGACGTAAGTTAGAAGCATTGGAACCCCCGACACCCTTCCCTGTGCTTATATCTCATGTCTGGTCTGCCTTTGTTAGTTTAAGCTCCAGCAGAGGATCAGGGATGAATGGACCACTGGCTATAGGCTACGAGCAGATAAAGGCTTGGAAAGAAGTGACAGAGACATCTACGGAGCCTTGGGAAATCGAGGCTATTAAGAGAATAGACTTAGAATATTTAAGGGTGGCGAATGGCTGATATTAAGATCATAGTGGACTCATCTGATGTTGTTAAAGCAGATAATAGGATTGACCAATTAGGTAACTCTGGTAAGGTTGCTGGTAAGGGTCTTGACAAAGCCTCAAGAGGTATGAACCAGTTTGGTAAAGTTTCCGCTATGGGCGGGAAGAAGATGAACACTTTCAACATGCAAATCCAGCAAGGTGGCTACCAGCTACAGGATTTCGTGGTCCAACTTCAAAGTGGTACGAGCTTCTTCACAGCCTTTGGTCAGCAGGGTTCACAGTTCGCTGGTGTATTCGGCCCCCAAGGTGCTGTCATCGGTGCTGTCATTGCTATCGGTGCTGCTGTAGGTGGTATGGCTTATAACATGATAGCTGGCTCATCTGCCAGTAGAACTCTTGAGAGCGCCTTAAAAGACCTTGATGCTGCACTAAGTAAAATAGATGAGACTACTAAGCTCGTAAACGCTGACTTTAAAGAGCTATCTGATAGGTTTGGTGCTGCTGGGCCTAGCGTTAGGTCTTTAGCTCGTGCTATGCAACAGCTAGGCTTTAGAGAGGCTATGGACGCAGCTAAGGGGCTTAAAGAAGAGCTTCTTTCTATGTACAATGGTAGCGCTTGGGGAAACGTAAGTCGTGCAGAGGATATGTATAACGCTCTCAGGATTGGTGGTGACTCTGCTATCCGTTTCAGGAACGCCTTACACAAACTAAAGACTGCTGAGGGATTAACTCAACAGGTCGAAGCTGCTACTGCAATGAGAGAGCAGTTTGAGTTGTTAGTCGGTTCTGCTGGTCAAATGACTGAGGCTCAACTAGAGTATTTTACAGCCCTTGTTGATACTGAAGTAGCCTTATTAGAACTTCAGGGTAAATTAGAGACTTCCCAGAAATCACAACTAGCTAATTATCAGGATATTATCGGAAGCGCTTGGGGACTAGCTCAAGCTGAGGCTGCAAGACTAGCAATAGCTGCTGAACTAGACAAAGATGCTCTTAAGCTTCGTATGGCTGCTGGACTAGCTTACTTCAAGGCGGAACAAGAACTTCAGATGTCTATGCACAAAGCATGGGTTAAAAATAACAAGGAAGAGAATAAGCTACGTCTTGCAGCCATAGAGGATGCAAAGAAAGCTCGTAGAAATGCTGGGTCAGAGTACTTTCGTTCTGAGCAGCAGGACCAAGCAGATGCTCACCAAATGAGGATTGAGCTTCTTGAAGATGAGTTGAAGACTAAGAATAAAAACACTGAGGAAGAAATAGCTTTACGCAGGGCTGTTGGTTTATCCTACGCCAGAGAGCAACAAGACCTTGAGTCTCAAATGCATCAGCAGCGTGTCGATCATATTAAGGACGAGCATAAAGCTCTCCAAGACCAAATAGCTTTACGTAGGACCGCTGGTCTAGCCTATGCTTCTCAAGAGGATGCCATTCAGGCTGAGATACTTCAGTCTCAGGTTGACCGTATACATGCTGAACACGAAGCTAGGGTTAAAGCTGATAAAGACGCTGTTGATCTCAGAAGAGCTAATGGCATGAACTACGCCAAAAACGAGCAGCAGTTAGAAGACGACATCCACCAACAACGTATCGACAACATCTTAAATGAAGCTGCTCTGCGAGAGGCAACCGTAAGAGCAGCGAGAGCCTCCTTTAATGCAGGGTCTGGTAGTTTCGGAGAAGCATCACAAGATGTTGCTGCACAGAGGCTAGCGGAGCTAAGGAAGGCTTACCAAGACTCCTTGAAGGGCGATAAGAGTAAGGCTTCAAAGAAGACAGACCTAGAGAAGCTACGGGAACAAGTAAACTTAGAGACCCAACTCTTGGGTAAATCAGAAGCAAGACAAAAAGTAATGCAAGCAATGGGCGTTACTATGGGAGAAAACTTCCCCAAGACTGAAGCTGGACTTGAGCGACAGATCGAAAAGAACCTTGAGTTAATTGAGATCGAAGGAAAACGACAAGCCTTAATTGATTCAATCACAGGTTCTGTAGAAAACGGTATGATGGCTATGATTGATGGCACCATGAGCGTTAAGGATGCCTTTAAGTCTATGGCTTCTGAGATCATCAAGGAACTCTACAGGGTTCTTGTCGTACAAGAGATGGTTGCATCAGCT